GGGCGGCCCATACGCCAATGCGTTCATCATCCCGCAGGAACGGCGCGGAATGCATCAAAGCCCCGTAAAGGTACGCATCAGGCCCATTGACAAGCACCCAGTTGCTTGTGTTGGCGTCCGAAAGCGCCGTGATCGTCTGGATGTAGACCAAATCAGCCGTATAGCTGTCGCCAGGCGTCGGCCAGAACTCGAAATCGCCGCCGGTTAGAGCGTAGCCAATCGGCTCCCCGGTTTCATCGTCACACGCATCGCGCCGATCCTGCATTTCATTCAGCGACATAAGGTCAAGAGGTCGATGCTTGCCCTGCAATGATAGGCGAAACGGCGCATAGAAGTCGGCAGGAACGTCCTCAAATTGCCCGTCAACCGTGAATGTCGTCCGCGCCTCGCGCAGATAGTGCTTCGCCAGATCGCGCTGCATCTGCGCTTCCGCGAGCGTGATGAAGTCGGGAATGTAGCTCGTCAGGTCATCACGGTTTAGGTGATCCGCGATTGCCGTTTTGAGGTTGGAAAAGCTGTCAATAGCCATCGCTCACCTCCGGCACCCATATTTCGGCCCATGCGTCCGGTTCACTCTCGGCCCACTCAAGCTCACCATCGCCGTCCCAAGTAATCAGCCAGCCGTCATCATAGCGGCCAATGCCCACATGATCGCGCCCCCATGGCCCGCCATTGCCTTCGGTGTACGCATCCCGCTCAAGCAACAGAACGGGCCGATCTTTTGGCGCTGTCGTCATCTTGCGCCAGACTGTCTTTCCGCTCGGTCGTGCCATTAAGCGATGCCCTTGAAGTTTCTGCGGACGGGTTCGCCCCATCCGCTATTATTACGGTAGCCAACGGCCAAATACCGGAATGCGTCAGCGGCGTGCGAAGTCCAATCGTGAAGCGGTCGCCCGCGCCACGTCTTTCCCTTTTCGTCGAAATCTCGACGATACTGCCTAAGCGCCTCTATCCCGCGCTCGCATTTTACCTCATCAAACCAGCTATTGCGCAGAAACAGGCGCGCGCTTTGGATGCCGTCGTCCACCCGGATCTTCGGCGCTATCGTTACGTTGCGAACGCCAAATTCCGCGAGGATTTCCAATCGCGATTTTCCGGTTCCAAGTTCTTTCACTTCCACGTCATGCGGCAGAATGTGCTGGTCGTAGATGTATCCACGCTCGTTTAGCACCTTCACGTAGTGATCAAGGCCAACGCCGCTGTTCTCGTAGTAGTCAATCAGTCGCTTTTCGGCACCGATGAACTGGCAGAACCATATCGCGGTGCTGTCACCAATGCCCAAGTCCCAAGCCGTCACAACCGACTTGGCCGGTTCATAACTTACCGCCCCGATGCGCCTTTCGCTTGTCGCGTCGGCCATTTCCTTGCCGTAATACGCGCCCTGTATCGCCGCCTCGAAGCTGCACTCGAACTCTTGCGCGTAAAGGTCTTCGCCCATCATCGCGCGGCTTTCATCGAGTTCGCCTATGTCGATCAGCCCCGTTTCGCTGGCCTTGTGCGTCACGCAATACCAGCTATCGGACCTGCGCGCGTGTTCGTATATCTCCCAAAACTCGTTCTTGCCCTTCGGCGTGCCAATGAACGTTGCGCTGCCCTTGCGATCCGCCAGCGTCGGCCTGATTACCGCAGGCCATGCGTTCGCCGGGAAGTCGGCTGGTTCATCAAGGACCACCGCGTCGAAGTAGAGACCGCGCATCGCGTCGTAGTTGTCAGCGCCGAAGAGCCTAAAGCGCGCGCCGTTCGGGTAGTCGATCCGTAGTTCGCTTTCGTTGATCACCATGCCGGGAATGCCCTGGCTGTAGTGTTTGGCGTAATCCCAAGCGACGGCTTTTGCCTGTTTGAAGAACGGCGCGATGTAGGCGACCCGCACATTTTCATGCGGCGTGGTAAAGCACGCCTTGATCAAGTCATTTACCGCCCCGACCGTTTTACCGAAGCGCCGATGGGCGACGAGGCAAGCGAAGCGTTCTTTCCTGTTGTGATATGGCACAAGCTGCGGGCGCGGCTTGTAGGGAATAATCACTTCTCCCATTTGATGACAATCGCACCGTCTTCGCCCGTACCTTCAATGGTTGTCGCTGCAAGCTTTGGCATAACCCTGTCCAGCAATCCGAGGGCGGCAGAAACCTGCGTGGAGGTCATTTCGCGCTCGCCTTCTGCGTGCTCAATCAAATGCTTGAGAACTTTTGAGTTTGCAATTTTAGTGCGATGCTCGGCCCCCATTTGGAAACCGGCTTTTCTACCCCTTGCTGCCATAGTCACATGCCAGTCCGTGTTTACGGGTGCTGGCCCTCTGATTGTTTGGGATGTTTTGACACATTGAGGGCGGGGCGTTCGGGCGTGTTTTTAACCCGAACCCGCCGCCGGTCACCTGCCCGAAGCATGGATGGGGCCGAAGCCCGAACCGGCTAGCGCGCCAGTGCGCGTTGCCGTGAATACTACCAGATTTAGCGCGTGTTTCAATAGGTGGTTACTGCGCCGCCTTTACGTCTAACACGTCCACCTTTCCTTTGATCACCTGTCCGAACAATTCCGCTTCGAACTCGATATGCGGCTCGCCTGCCAGTGACAGCCGCGCGAACTTGACGATCTTGTCCGCGAATGGCCCTGAGAGGATTTCCAGTGCTTGCCCTGGCGTCCACTGGCACATTGCCGCGCGGTCATTGCGGGCGATGATGCGCTCCGCTTCCGCGTTTTCCTCGTCCACACGGCGACGGAACCGGGCTATGCTGTCCTTGTCCGCTCGGGACAGGCTCATGGTCGTGGCAAAGGCCCCTCGGGCCTCTAGCGCGCGGTGAAATAGCTCTGCCGGTATATCCGCGAAAACGTATCCGGGCAGGTATGGATCTGTGATCGGCTCAGGGTGGCGCTTTTTGCCGCGCCGAACAAACGTGATCTTGCGCGGGGTCCATGCGTCGATGCCAAGCGCGTGCAGCTGATCCTCGACGGCGAACTCGCCTCGGATCTGCTTCGCACCGGGGAATGGAGCAACCTTGCCTGTAGTAGTCGTCAGAAGGGTGTTCAATGCCTGTCTCCCCTTGCCTCTAGCAGCTCGTCCACCAGTCGCGCGTTTGCCCGTTCCAGGTCAGCGACGTGCTGTTCCAGTTCCGCGATGCGCGCGGCTTGGCGGTCGCTGCGCTGGTCGGACTTGTGCTTGCCCTGTTCCATGCGGGCGATCTTCGCGGCCTGCTGGTCTATGCGCTGGTGAAGGCGGTCAATGGTGGTGCGGGCGCTCATGTGACCTCCTTCATGCGCCATGCACCACGCTGCCCGCCGCCGAAGCCCTTGCCGCGTGATACCGTATCCTTTTCGACCCTCCCGTCGATCACAAGCGCCGTGAGGGCGTTGCGGATCACACCTGTTGCCCGTCCGCTGGCCTTGGCGATTTCGGCGCTTCCGTGCCAGCCGGGGTTTTTGGCAAGGAAGGCCAGCACGTCGCGCTGCGCTGGTCCCATTTGGCCGCTGCCCTTTTGCCGATTCGCGTTGGGTGTTTTCCATCCGGTTGTTCGCATACGCGCGTTGCACTTTGGCGCGTCTTCCGCCATGAGGTCGTGGATAGCGAGTTCTCCAAGCCGCTCCATCGGCCCGCGCTTGGCGTGCGGCACTTGGACGGGCCTCGGGGTGTCGGTCGGGGTGTTGCGGATGTTGATGTTGCGCTGGCTAGTGAGCATTACACCCTCCACTCTGCGGCGAACGGAATCTCGTCGTCCATATCGCTCATTGCCGATCCGCCTGCGCCGTATCCCTGCGAGCGCTGCTGGTCGCGCTGCTGGCCGCCGCCCATAAAGGTCAGTTCGCCCACGCTGCACCCGAGATACGCCTTGCCGTTGTATTCCCGCGTCGTCGGGCGTCCTGTGACCACCAGTTTCGTGCCTTTGGTGATGTAGGATTGCAGAGAACTGGCGCGCTTTCCCCAGAGGCTGCAATCAAACCACGTCGCATCGCGCTTGTTGCCGTCCTTGTCCTTTCCGTTGTCCACGGCAATGCTGAAATTCAGCACTTGGTCCCCGTTTTGTGTCTGGCGCAGTTCGGCATCTTTGCCGACGTTTCCAGCGATGGTCAGTTGCTGCATTAGCCTTCCTCCTTCATGCGCCGCTCATGGGCGCGGATGCCGTTGATGATGGTGGTGTGGTGCCGGTCACCGAGAAAGCGACCGATGCGCGGTGTGGACCAACCCAATTCGCGCCGTAGCCGGTACATTACCGCTTGCCTCGCCCGACAGGTCAGCTCGTTGCCGCGATTTGAAGCCTGCATGTCTGCCAAAGTCGCATCGACACGTTCGGCCTCTGCGCGGGCAATGCGCTTGGCACGGTCTGACCGCTGAGTGCCAGGAATAGGCGCAAGGCCCGTGTATGCTTCGCCAAGGGCGGCGGTGAAGGCTTCGTTAAGGATGGTGTCCATGTGGGTCATTGGCCCGCCCTCGCGCGCATCTTCCCCACCACGTCATTGCCGACCTCGGCCATGCGGCGGTGCATTTCGGCGCGGTCCTCGTCGTTGACGGGCTCTCTCGTCTCGTCAGCGTCGGGGCGGAACTGGCGCACTTTGACCTCTGCCAAATCAACCGCGCCAAGCTCATGTCGGACCCGTGCAGCGATGTCACCGGCTTGCGGCTTGCGGTGCCGGTTTTCATTGTCCGGCCCAATCCACCAGCGACAGGCCCGCGTGACGGCCCATTCCGGCGGGACGCCATCGGCGCAGAGAACCGCGAGCCAATCGTCAGCGATTGCCCGCATCATGGCCTCCGGCATCTGGGAAACGAACGACTGAGCCAGAAGCGTCCCAATCCTGCCCCGCAGCCATTCGCGGCTGGCCGGTTGGCGTAATGTCTCGCATGTTCTCGCCACCGCTTTCGCCTCCGCAGGGCTGCTGATCTCCCTCCGGGCCAAAGGCCGCAAGGAATCCATCAAGCTGTCCGGGTCGCGCCTTTGTGCTGCCACTTCGTTTGTCATTGCAGTTCCTCATCCAATTCCGCCACATAGCCTTCCAATCGAGCTTCACGCCCTTCTGGCCGGAAACGCCCGACCAGTAGTCGCGGAACTTCTCGGCTTCGAGTTTCCGGTTGACCAGCGGATGGTTCTCTGCCGCCCAAGTCAGGTCGTCGTCCGTCGGGAAGTCGCCGGGGATGCGGCATCCGCGCCTGCGCGGTGCGCCTCTCTCTCCCTCTTCC